GCGCAGCTGCTCGACGAGCATGAAGAGATAGTCCTGCATCGTCTCGATCTTCTCGCCGTCGCTCTCTTTCTGCGTGAACGACGGGAAATTCGTGTCGATGTATAGCCAGTTGGAAGGCATGCCCTCCTTCCCTCCTTTCTTCCCGGGCGGGAGAGCGTTCGCGCCCTCCCGCCCTGTGCCTTACTTCATCGTCGCGAGCTTTCGGATCAGGTCGCCGCCGTACTGGTAAGCCGCGAGATAGTCCATCGTCTTGTCCTCCAGCCCCGCGCGCTTCTGAAGCTGCGCGCGGTAATCGGGCGCCGTCAGCTTGCCGTGGAATTCCTTCTCCCACTTGCCCGCGTTTTCTCTCCCCGCCCAGTACGCGGGGCACAGCTTGCCCGTCACATCGAAGTGGCGGATCACATTGCTCGCCGGAATGTTGTACTTCTTCATCAGCTCGCGCGTCAGCGCAAGCGCCCGCTCCACGGTGCGCGCGTCCGGCGCGTATGTGCCGTCTCTCTTCGCGTCGCACAGCTCAATGCTGATGCTGTTTGCGTTCAGGCAGCGGCCGTGCAGCGTCCCGCCGCCCGTCTGCGCGCAGCTCGGGTACTTCTTTCCGCCCACCGCCCACGCGATGCGCAGGTCGTCCACGCTCTGCACGATCTCGTTTGCATCGACGAAGTAGTGCGCGCTGGTCTTCACCACGCTGCCCGCGTAGTACTTGGCGTTGTTCATCGCCGTGTCGCCGTCGTTGCCGGTGTAGTGGATCACGATGTAGCGGATACCGCTCGCCGTGCGCTTGCCGCCGACGTTGCCCGCGTTCGCGGGATATTTGCGGATATTCATGTCTTTATGCCCCCTTGTCAATGGCGTCCTGATTCTTCTGCGACTGCGTGCCGAAGTAGAACGCGATGATCGAGCTGTAGATCAGCATGAGCTGCTCGCCTGTAATCTTGCCGACGACAAAGCCGTAGATCACCGCACCGGTCGCCGCGATCGTCACGATGCTCTTCACGCTGCATAGGTTCGCCAGTCTCTTTTTCAGTAAATCGTTATTCATAGTGTTGTATCGTCCTTTCTGAAAATCTTAATGCCTGCTACCACAACAAGCTCCGTCGTCCATGCCTTGAACCAGCGTTCCGTCAGCACGTCGGGCGGCGGAACACCGAGCGCCGTCATGGTGAGCGAGGCGACGGTGTACCATGTCAGGCTGAAAATAGCGATGGATATGTACCTGTCCCGCTTTTTCATTCTGCCCCAGTGCTCTTTCAGCTTCTTCATGCCATGCCTCCCGAGATCAGCCACGCGAGGAACGCCCCCGCGAGCACGGCAAGCAGCTTGTCCACAACGCTGTCCCACCGCTTCCCCGCTTTGCCGGTCATCAGCTTGACGTCCTCTTTGATCTCTTTCACGTCGCCCTCGACGGTCTCCTGCTTTGTTGCCAGCACCTCGACCGAGGTCACCAGCCGATCAAGCGCGACCTGATGCTCGGTCAGCTCGTTGATCCTATGCGTGTTGCTCTTGCACCGCGCGTCGATCAGCGCAATGTCTGCGTCATCATAATGCTTTGTGTTTTCCATTCGCTCCCTCTCCCCGTTTTAGTTTTCTGCGATGACCCCGTACTTCACCATGATTGCCCTGACCTGCTCGTTCTTGAGGATCTTCTTCTGCTGACCCTGATTGAGCTCGCTGTATACGAGCGTCAGCGCTTCTTTCGTCTCCGCGACATGCTCTCGGGCGCGTTCGGTGTAGGTTTTCTTCATGTTACTGCTCCTCCATCAAAAGGATTTTCGCGGCGTGTTCTGCGTCCTCAAGTTGCGCCCGCAGCGCCTCCACCTCCGTGGGCTTGCCCATCTTGATCGATACCGTGCCGTCGCGGTGGTCGGTGATGTCGCCCGACAGGCTGTAATCGCTCATGTCGCGCTCGTGGTCGACGGTCTGACCGGTCGGCGCACCAAGCTCGTCCAGCACGTCCTCGCGCTCGATGAGCGACCACGGTGCATTGTTCGGCAGCAGGGCGGCGATCTCCGCCGCGCTTGCCTTGATCGTCACCATGCAGGTGGGGCGGCCCCACGCGCTGTCTCGGTAGTGTTCCGCCGCCTCGCACGGCGTTTCGGTGTTATTTGCTTTCAAAATAGTGCTCATGTGTGCTCCTTTCTGTGTTGGTTAAGGGATTTGCCATATCATGTACGCGTTGTAGTTACCACTCGCCAGTTGGAAATAAGTACCGGTAACGTTTTTTGGACTCGTTACGCCATCAATTGTTACTCCCGTATACATACTCATGTTGTCCGCGTAAACAAAAAGTAAGGAGCCGCTGTCCGCTTGAAAACTAATCGTGTTTCCGGCTTTAACATTTTTAATAAATGGAGTTCCGTACAACACGCCACAAATAGGGCTAAAAGTAACGATTGTCCCATTAGGCAGCTTGCTTTTGATCTCCACGATTTTTGTCCCCACTGGTTTCTTCCCGCCTCTCGTCGGATTGAAGATCATGCCGTCACCCCCTTAGGGGTCAGGCGTCGTTCGCCTTGAATATTCCGAGTCTGTAACCAGAGCTGAGGGTATACTGTATCTCCAGAGTGCAGTTTGAGTGACTTTTGGGGAAGTCGTTCTTCGCCATCACAATTACGACAAACAGGCTTCCTGCATCGACCGTTGCCTTGTGAAGGGAACTGCCGCTCGGCGAATTGCCATTGTAGTAATCTATGTACTTCCCGCCTTTGATGCAGTAGAGTCTTATCTTTGCATCGCTTCCTGACTCTATTCCCACTTCCACTTGCTTCGGCTTCCCGCCTCCGCCTCTCACGGGGTTGAAGATCATGTTTCCACCCCGCTTTCGCAAGGTTCAGCCGATATATATATATATATATCTGAGGGCGTTTCTAAGGTTCATAGCGTGCTCCTTTCTCATAGCGGCGTGGCGTTCTCTTGCAGGAATGCCAGCAGTTCGCCGGTGGGTTCTTCGTCAAATTCGACGGTTCGATACGCTTCGGCTTTCCATGTGTTTGTCTTGGTACTATAGACAATATCCTTTCTATTGCCAGCATACGCATAAAAACCGTATGCAAATCCCCCCGACCAGGAAGATGTATCAGTGATTAGCTCGATAAATGTTCTTCCATTAGATGTAAAATTTGCAGTATATGTGCGATTCTCCAGAATTCTTAGTCGTGAATTGAAATACCATTTCAGACTTACTTTCTTTTTCCGCCGTCTCATGTTGTAGATCATATCCTTACCCCCCTCACCCGAGATAGTTGATGGGGTAGATCGTCACATAGACGTCGATGCCCACCGTCGGCACAGTATCGGCGTAAAATGTTACGCTGTTCGCGCCCTGCGCAACCATCTGAATGCTCGCCTCGTCGTAGGGATTGCCCGCCGCCGTGTTCACGGGCGTTGGGATCAGCAGCTGCTTTGTCGCGTCGGAGAGCACGCCGCTGCACGTCACCGTCTGCTGCTTGGTGCTGCTGTTCCAGCCGGAGGCGGTTAGCGTCACCTTGCGCGTGGTCGGCCGCAGCGCATAGTCCACGTCTGCCGTCGCCGCTGCCAGCCCGCCCGAGCCGTTGCCCTTGATGAGAGAGGTGGTGGCGGGGACGTTGACGGGGCCAGCCGGGCCGGTGTCGCCCTTCGGCCCCTGTGGGCCAATCGGGCCTTGCAGGCCGGTGTCGCCCTTCGGCCCCTGTGGGCCAATCGGACCTTGCAGTCCGGTCTCGCCCTTCGGCCCCTGTGAGCCAATCGGACCTTGCAGTCCGGTCTCGCCCTTCGGCCCCTGCAAGCCCTGCGGCCCCTGATCGCCGGTGTCTCCCTTGTCTCCCTTGGCTCCGTCTTTGCCGGGAGCGCCGTCCGCGCCCTTCTCGCCGGGATCGCCCTTCTCCCCGGGGTCGCCTTTCGCGCCCGTGTCGCCCTTCGGGCCTTTGAGATTCACGGTCTCAGGATTCGCAAGCCCGCCGTCGTTCGACCACGAGAGATCGCCCGCCGCGCTCATCGCAGGCGTAAACGTCACGCCGTCGCGTCCGTTTGTCCCGTCCTTACCCGGCGCACCGTCTGCGCCGTCTTTCCCAGGCAGGCCGTCCGCGCCCTTTGCGCCGTCCTTGCCGGGGTCTCCCTTCGGGCCCTGAATGCCCTGCGGGCCGCGCTCGCCGGTCTCGCCCTTCGCGCCCTGCAAGGGGCCGTTGTTGACGAATTCGCCGGTCTCGCCGTCGAAAATGTAAATGTCATACGGCTGTTCCGCGCCGACGCCGTAGGCATCGCCCGCCTTTGCCGTCGCCTTCTTCTCTGCGTCCAGCGCGGCCTTGCTCTCGTAGTAGCTCAGCACCGTGAGGCCCTTGCCGGTCTCACCGCGCGGGCCCTGCTCGCCTTGAATGCCCTGCTCGCCGCGCGGGCCTTGCGGGCCGATGGGGCCGGTTTCGCCGGTGTCGCCCTTCTCGCCGCGTGCGCCGGTTGCACCCGTTGCGCCGGTCTCTCCCTTGGGGCCGACGGGGCCTTGTTCGCCGCGCAATCCTTCAAGCTGCGCAGGCGTGAAGTCCGAATAGGTGAAAGGATCTCCCTTCTCACCTTTTTCTCCCTTCTCCCCTCGGGGGCCAACTGCACCGGTCTCGCCCTTGGGGCCGACCTCACCGCGCGCACCGGTCGCGCCGGTTGCGCCAACGGGGCCGCGCTCACCTTGCACGCCGCGCTCGCCCTGCTCGCCCTTGTCTCCCTTGGGGCCGGTGTCGCCCTTCGGGCCGGTCGCGGGTACGCCCGTGTCGGTAAAAGCGCCGTAGTTGGCGTCCCACTTGAACCAGTGTCCGGTGGTGCTGTCCACGTAGGGCATCTTGGTCACCGCCGTCTCCGCGCTCGCCCCGGCCTTGAGCACCTCGTCCACCCAGTTTTTGTACGCCGGCGGCGGTTCGGTCGTCCCGTCCGCGCTCAGCGACGGCTCCGTCACCGTCCGCCACGTTCTGCTCTTGGCGATCACACCGTCCACCGTGTAAGTAAGCTCGGCCAGTCCCTCGCCCGCTCGCGCGGTGTCCGCACTGCCGAGCACCCAGATGACGTCGCCGTTCTCGCTCGTGATGCTCGCGGGGTACGGCATGGCGTCGCCCTGCCGCTTCACCGTCAGCGCGAATACGCCCGCGCCGTACAGCCGCGCCCACGAATCCGCGATCCCCGGCCAGACGATCCTCTGCGCTTTGTTCTCGCCCTGCCTGCCCAGCGGCAGATAGGCGAGCTCCTTCACCTCGATCGTTCTCATCGGATCTCGTACCCCCTTTCATAGCCCTGCGCCGGCTCGTATGTTCTGCCCCAGTAGCGCACGAAGTTGCCGTAGGCCTCGTTGTAGAGCTGGCTTGAATCCGCGTAGCGGTTGTATTCGCCGTTCTCCTTGTCGATGTATGCTTTCAGATACAGCGCATAGAGCTCGTCGTGCGGCGCTTTCACGAGCAGCTCCTCGTCCATGCCGTCTGCAAAGCCGCGGCGCATGATCCTTTCCAGCTCCTCCGGCGTCGCCAGCAGCACGTCCGCCGCGATCCTGCCCTCAAGCGCCATGAGCCACTCAAACTTTGCTTCCTCGGGGAAGGCGTTCGGCTTCGCCTCGTCCACACGCTGGATCACCTTTCTCGGTGTCACGTTCCTCTCTCCCTTCTTTCGGAATGATAAGGGCGGGCGCGGGTCATTTCCCACGCCCGCCCTTGGGGTATGCTTCTTAGAGTGCGTTGCCCGTCGCCACGCCGCCGATGGCGGCAAAGCGCCAGTCGTTGAAGGCGGCGTTGAAGCGGCTGCGGCCGCGCCACACGTTCGCGTCGGTGTTCTCGTCGATGGTCGATCTCACCTCAAGCTGCACGCGGTCGTTCCATACCGCGCCTCCGTAGGTCTCGTTGTACTTGCTGTCCAGCAGCACCCACGGGCTCGTTCCCTTCGTCACGAACTGGTTGAGATACGGCCAGACGATGACGTTCCAGCGGCCATACTGGTAGTTGAAGGCGTTGTTCGCGCTCACGGGATCCTTGTCCGCGCCGATGGCGGCAAAGACGTCCTTCTTGAGCGTCGCGATCTCCGGAATCAGGATTGTGTCCGGCGCCACGTCGAGAATCTCGTCGTTGTCGCCGCGGAAGAGGTGCATCGCGGTCTCGAGCTTGCCGAGCGCGTCCACGCTGAATGCGTCCTTGAAGCAGTTGCACTGCTTGTCGCCGCTCACCTTCGGCGCGTGCTCCTTTGCAAACAGGTTGCTGCCGTCCGCACCCGTCAGGTCGAACTTGACGCCCTTGAAGGTCACGCTGCCCGCGCCGTTCATCGCCGCGCCGTACAGGGCCGCGCCGAAGAGCTCGCGCGTGCGGTTGTAGCTCGTCATGAAGGCGGCGGGCTGCTTGCGCATGTCCATCAGCTTGCCGTCCTCCATCATCTCCTTCGAGACGCTGAACGAGTCCTTCCACGTCTGGTACTTTAAGAGCTTCTGGTAGCCCTCCTGCATGCCGTCCAGAGGGTACGCGCCGTTCTCGCCCACCGGCTCAAAGCCGCTCATTGCCGTCATGGTGGTCATCATGTCGGCGTAGTTGCCGCTCTTGCCCATGAAGAACAGATTCTTGAGTACGCTGTTCTGCTCGAATTCCTCGCCTCTTTTCTCAAGGAACATGCGGATCGGTGCCTGGCACTTGCCATAGATGCTGTCGTTCAGGCCGCTGCTTTCCGAAAAAATGATGTTCATTCTTTTGTGTCTCCTTTCTCCCTTTTTCTCTTACACAAAGCGGCCGCGCACTTTGCTGCCTGCCGCCGTACCGTCGAGACTCACGATCTCGAACGTGCCGGGCACCGCTGCGTCCGACGTGCCCGTGACATACTTTGCCTTGAGGCCGCCGCTCGCTACCTGGATCTTGGTGCCGACCGTCACGGCCGTCGCGGCCGTCGCAAGCTCGGTCTCGAAGATGTACTTCTCGCCCACGCGCGCCACCGCGAGCTGTTCTCCCGCCTTTACGGTGCCGCTCTGCATGCACACGTAGGGCGGCGTGGTCGCCTGATCGGCAGCGATGGCGGCGAGCTTGCCGCCCGTCACGTTCAGCAGCTGGCCGACCTGATACGTGCCGGCAGCCGCCTCCATGTACTCAAACGGGGTCATCGCCCCGTCGTTCGTCTTGATGGGAATAAACATGTTGTTCCTCCTTCGTTTTTATTGGTGCTTTTCGATCCAAGCGCGGATCTCCGCCTCCGTCGCCGTCGGGTTAAAAACGCGGAACTGCGCGATCTCGTCGCTCGATACCGCTCTTCCGCCCGCGCCTCTGGAAGCCGCCGAGCCTGTCAGGTGGTCCTTGCCGCGGGCATTGCTCGCCGCCTGCACCTTTGCGGCCTCGGCAAGCGTCCTCTCGCGCCGCTCTCGCGTTGCGAGAAGATAGGCGTCTAAGAACGACGCGCCGCTCTTCACGCGCGCATAGAAGTCCTCGCTCTCCGGGATCTTCAAGAGATCCTCCACGCCGTTGATCTCCGGCTCGAGTGCGTGGATCTTCGCGATCTGGCCGTCGATCTCACGCTGCATGCGCGCCTCTTCGGCCGCCGCCTGCTCGTGCTCGCGCGCCGCCACGATCTCCGCCGCCTGCTTGACGAGCGGGTTCTCGCTGATGGCTGCGTTCAGCGATTCCTGCGTCAGCTTCCCGGCGGCAAGGTCGCTTTCAAGCTTTCGCTGCGCGTATTCCTTCTGCCACGCGTCGAAGCCTTCCTTGCTCGTGATCGGCTCGCCGGTCATCGTGTTCTTGAGCCCCGCCTTCTCGAAAAAGGCTTTCCACTCCGCGCTCGTTTTTTCGCTCTGCTTTTTCAGCGCCTCGTCCACTGCTGCCTGCTGCTCGGCTCTTCGCCTTGCCGCCGCGTGGGCGCGGCGCTCGTCCGGCGTCTGCTCGTGCTTGCCGCCCGGCTCGCCCGCCGCAGTGCCTTCTTCTGCGCCTTCCGTGCCGCCCGGTTCGGCGTTCGGATCCTGCGCGCCATTTCCTTCGGGGTTCGTCCCCGCTGCGTTCGCGCCGCCCGTGCCGCCGTCTGTGCCGCCTTCCGGCGTGCCGTGGGTCTCTTCCGCGGCCGGTTCGGCGGTGTCCGGCTCGTTTCCGCCTGTGGGCTGCTGTGTCGGCTCTTCCGGCGCGCTCATGCCCATCGCTTCGTAGACCTGCTGTTCGGTGAATTCCATTTCATTCTTCCTTTCCGGCATTTTCCCGCTCTTGCCCTGCGATTCGCAGCTTCACATCGCTGCGCTGTAAAGCGTTTCCGCTTTGCTTACTTCTTGCCCGTGCGAAGGTCGCTGCCCGTGTGAACGGTGCCCTTCTTCGCGTCGGTCTGCTGGTTCGGCGCTTTCACGACCTGCGTGCCGCCGTTCTTGATTTTGCCGACGTAACCGCTCTTCTCGCTCATGCCTGCGTCCTCCTTTCCCGTGGATTCGGCATTTTCCCGCTCTTGCCATGCGGCGTCCCCCTTGCGGGGAATTATGTGCTACGCGCGTTCTCTCTCGCGCCTTTAGCCTTTCTTACTGCGGCGTGTAAAGGTCTTCCGCCTGCCCGCTCGCGGCGCGCATCGCGTCCTGCTGTGCCTGCGCTTCCACCGCCGCCAGCACCTCAGGCGGCAGCTCTTCGCCCGCCGCTGCGCCGCCTTCCGGCATTTCCTGCGGCGTTCCCTGTGCCCGCTGCTGCGCTCGCTGCATTTCCTGCTGCATGCGCTGCATTTCCGCCTGCATGCGCTGCATTTCTTCCGCGCGCTGTGCCTTCTCTTCCAGGTGCTTTTTCGTCTGCCCCGCACCGGGGTAGTGCAGCTCCTCCATCTTCGCCCAGAAGAGAATGAGCGTCTCAATGTCCGTCGGGTCGCCGAATGCGCCTGTCTGCAAGTTCTGCCGCGTCTCCTGCCACATAGCCTCGCGGTTGCTTGCCAGCGGCGCGCTCGTGTCGCACGAGAAGAGAAACTGGTCGTTCCAGTGCCACTCCCCGTCCTCGCCGGTCTCGAGGAAGTCGTAGCGGTTGAATTCCTCGTATACGGTCTCGCCCGTGCTGTCCTTATACGTCACCGGCCGCGGCTCGTCCGAGTACGCCAGCCAGAATTTGAACATCGTTTCAAAGAGCTCGGCGTAGGCGGCGTTTTTCATCACGCGCTTGCTCTCGAGGCGTCCCGCCGCCTGCGCGGCGGAGAATTCTTTGGCCTTGCCGCTCGTTGCGGTCGTGTCCTGCCTGCCCTGAAAGCTGTCCGTGATGCCGATGATCTGCCGTGCCTCTTCGTATACCTGTGAGAGATAGGTGAGCTCATACTGCAAGTTGCCCGAGAAGTCATAGACGTCGATGAGCTGCTTGTCGCTCGGCTTGCCGATGTACCACCGCTCGCTGTCCTCCGGATCCGTCCGCAGGTCCGCACGATCCGGCAGCGTGATGCGCGTGCCGGCCTTCATCAGCCGGTCGATGATCTTCTGCTCGATGCGGTTGCTCGTGTTCTGCTGGTCGCGGATCATGTCCACGTCGCTGTTGCCGAGCAGCTGTCCGTAGACGCTCACGCTGCGCTGCAATACGATGGGGTAGCAGTCCGGGCGGTAGAACGGGATCTTCGTCGGCTCTCCCGCCGCCTCCGTCCCGCCGAGAAACGTGCCGTCGCTTCTGTGCACCGGCACGCGCAGCTCTTCAAAGTCCTGCACGCGCTCGTCCCACTTCTTGTTGCCGCACCACGGGCACGCGCCGCCCGCGTAAACGCTGCCGTTCACCTCCTGCCCCGCAAGGGGCTTGACCTTCCCGCAGCGCTCGCACACCGGCTGCCGCCGCGCCTGGTAGTCCTCAAGGCTCTCAAGTTCGGTGTCGTTCACCCATGTGTAGCGGTCAATGCCGCCGTGGTCGTTCAGCGCATAGCCCATGTAGAGCGTCAGGTTCTCTTCGCTCGTCGAGCCGTCGCCGCCGCGAATGTCCGGCTCGCTCTCGCCCTCGGTCTCGAGCACCACGCCGTAGCGCCGTTCGATGCAGCCCTTCGTCGTCGGCACCTTCACGATGAAGTAGTCCATGTCCGCGATCGACGTGTATACGTCGGGCTGCGGCGCGAACTGCTTGGGGTGGATGAGTGTCACGTTCACCTCGCCCACGGTCGTGCTCGTGCGCTTCGTGTTGTCCCACTCCACGAGGAATCCCGCGCCGCCCTGAATGGGCACCGTGCGCTCGGCGAGGTCGTTGATCGCCTCGAACGGCAGTCGGTCAAGCTCGTTGCGCAGAAAGTGCTCGATGACGTTTGCAAGGTGCTCGTCCTTCTTGCGCCGCGGCGTCACCTTCGGCTGCGGGATCGCGCTCGATACCTGGCTTTCGATGTTCTCGAACGTGATGTTGCGCACGTGGCTCGTTTTCTTCTTCGTGCCGTCTCTGTGTGTGTCGCCGGGCACGAGCGGCGTCATCGTGCGCAAGCCGTTGTAGATGCTCTCGCGCTCGTTCATCTTTTCAACTTCCGCCGACCATCTGCTGTCGCTCTGCGAAAGCCGCTCCTGCCACTCTCTCAGCTTCTCGCTGACGGTGTGGCCCGTCGTTTCCTTTGCCATGTTCTCCTCCTTTTATCGCGGCTCGCCCCAGAGCTTCAGCATTTCCGCCCGCTCGCTCTCGGTCGCGCCGTTGTAGTCCTCCCACATGTCCGCCGTCCAGCGCGTTTTCTTCGCGCTGCCAGCGGTCTTAATTTCCATCGTCTGCTGCGGCCGCGCATAGTGCGCGATCGCCAGCGCCATCACGCAGTCGTCGTGCGCGCCGCTCTCGGCCTCGCCTTGCAGATCCTTCTCCCGCCGCACGAACGTCAGCATTTCAAGCAGCGTGTCGCGGTCGTTCACCGTGCTCATGCTCTCGCGCAGAATGCGGATGAGCTCGGAGAGGATCACCGGCCGCGTCAGCCGGTCTGTGCGGAAGCCGAAGGCGTGCTTCGTCTTCCCCGTGAAGTCGTCCTCCACCTCGCGCACGTAGAGATTCCGGTAGTCCATCAGGTCGAGCAGCTTCACCGGGTACGTCGAGAAGTTCGTCTCGATGGCCAGCAGCGCGTCGTTGTAGTACTTGCCGAGGCAGTACATCTGCCGCGCGTAGGTGTCCTCGTCGTACTGGTGGCGCAGCGTGCAGACCTGCTTGCCCGTGATGTTGTCGAGCACCTGGCCGACGAAATAATCGCTGCCGTCGCCCGCCGTGTCGCCGCCGATGACATACGGCCGGCCGGGAATCACGTCCTCGTAGATCGTCACCGCGCCGTCCGGATCGTCCACCCACGCCCAGCGCTCGAGATGCACGCCGTCTTCCTTGACGATGTTCTCGAAGCACCCGCGCTTTGGCTTCTTCCCCCGCTCCACCGCGAGCAGCCGCTCGCTCACCTTCTTCGCATCGAATACCGTCTTGCCCGTCACGCCCCACTGGCCGAGGCAATAGACCTGGTAGTAGTACTCGTCCGTCTCGCGGAAGGCTTCGAGCGTCCGAATGGCCTCCGCCGACAGAAAGCGGTTGTCGAGATATGTGCTCTCGTGCACCGTCGCGCGCGGGTCGTGGTAGTCGAAGAATCGCTTCTTGAGCCAGTGCGTGATGCTGATCGGGTTAAAGGTCAGGATCATTTGCAGGTAGTAGGGGAAGTTTGTTCTCAGTCGAATGTCCAGCTGATCGAAGTCCCCTTGCTCAAGCTCGCTCGCTTCCTCGATCCATATCCCCGTGATGTCGTAGATCGACTTGAGCTTCTCCACGTCGTCGAGACCGGCGAAGAGGATCTTGCTGCCGTTTGAAAACGTGATGCTCATGTCGCTCTTGTTGACTCTCGCCCCGCTCTCCGGGTAGTAGTCCGAGATCTGGCCGCACAGCTGCTCAAAGCAGCTCTCGCGCAGCGTCCGCGCGACCTTTCGGCATACGAGCCAGCGGTGCCCCGGCTCGCTCGTCACGCGCTCTAAGATCTTGCGCCCGGCGAAGATCGACTTGCCCGAGCCACCGCCGCCCTTGAGCACGAGATAGCGGTTCCGGTCGAATAGCAGCGGCAGGAATGCGCGGTTGTTCGTCGCGCGGAAGTCCCGCCACCACAGCGCCACCTCAAGCTCTCGCTCAAGGCTCGCTTCCGTCTTCCCGCTCATCGCGCTCAAACTCCTGCATCAGCTCGCGCAGCATCTCCTGCCGGTCTTCGAGCGGAATGCTCGCCGCCGTCACCGTCTTCGTCGCCCGCTCGCCGAGCTCCACTTCCTTCTTCTCGCTGTATCCGTAGTTGTTCGTCAGGTTGAAAAGAATGCCCTTGAGGTTCTTCCCCTCGCGCGTCAGCATCTCGCGCTCGTTCCATGCCTTCATGCGCTCAAATACCCACGTGCCCACGCGCGCATAGTCCTCGCTCTCGGCCATGTACCGGCTCCACGTCGATTTGTCGATGCCGAGCGCGGCGTACAGCTCGTGCATGCTCGGCGGCAGCAGGTATTCGGTCGTGTATAGCTCTTCGCCGAGGCTGTTTTCCACAGGCACCGGCCGCATGATGACGTGTCCCTTGTCGTCCCGTTTGCCGGAGTCGACCAGCTCCGTCACCTTCACCCGCCGCGTGATCGACGCGAAATAGCGTTCGCACGCCTTTTCAAGTGCCTTCGCCGTGCCGTATTTCTTCTGCCGCGCCATTCGCGCCTCACCTCTTTTCTCTCCTGTTAGGAAAAAGTGTAGCAAATGCAACACGTCACGAACCGTCAACTTTCGGGCATGAAAAAAGAGCCGCAATCCCTTGCGGCTCTAAGGCTATCGGCGTTTCCTCGCGCGCACGCGCGCGAAGCGCGGCAAATTGCCGGCAAGTTAAAAAACCGGCATCTCCGCGCTTTTCCGATCGCGCACGCGCACAGCGCGCCCGGGCTCCCCCGCGCGCGTCGTCGTGTTGCGTTTGCTCTCTCGCTATTCCGTTCTCTTCTCGTTCTCCCGCTCTCGCCGGATCTTGCCCACCTCGGGCAGAATGTAGCGTATGTACTGCGGCATGCCCGGCGTCCAGCCCGCGCGATGCAGCAGCTGCCCGCCGCGCGGCACGCTCAGTTCCGCGCCGGAGCGCGCGATCACGTCCTTCGGCTGCGGCTGCTTGAGATTTCGGCTTGGGCAGTATTTCTTTTCGTCCGGCACGTATCGCACCTGAGCGAGCAGATAGTGTGCCAGCGCCAGATAGTCGACCTCGTTGTACAGGTGTTCACAGTGCGTCCCGCCCGCCGTCCACTTTTCGCGCGCGATCTCCATTGCTTCCGCGTTCACCACGACGTGATGATGCACGCGCACGTATTCACCCGTCTTGCCGTCTAAATCCGCCGTCACCGGCACATAGCGAAACGGCACCCCTGCCGCTTTGCAGGCGCGCCTTGTTCTTCTCAGCCAGAGCTTGAGCTGCCGGTTCGCATTCTTCCACAGCGTTTCCGTTTCTTCTTCCTCTCCACCCAGGGCGGCAAAGGCTTCCTCGGCATAGCTCAGGCGCAGCAGGTGGTCGGCGTGGCTGAAATTCTCGTTCAGCGTGCGCGCCAGCTTCTTCTCCGCGTTCGCCTCGTTCCGCTGCTGCTGCTTGATGTCGCTTTTGATCTTTCTCTGCGAGCGTGTCGGTCTCTCTCCCGGCACCCAGTATTTTATTTTCTCGCCCACGGCGCCCGCCGTGTACGTTCGGATTACCCAGTAGCCCTCCGCCATGTCTTCGCCCTCCCGTCTCTTTTCTCCCGATCGTGATAGATGGTTCTAAACCCAGCGCTCAAGGAACCCCGATAACGCGCACGCGCGCGTTATCTATAAAGTATCTGTTCGGCCTTCTGTGCGCCGCCGCGTCTTTTGCGGCAGCGCACACAGGGCCGAAGCCCTGTTATAGTCGTGGTGGGAATCGTTCGTAGTACCTGCGCACGATCCGCTCAAGCGTCGAGCGGGAGAGAGAATGCTTCATGCAGATGTACGTCGCGTTCGCGTCCGTCGTCACGAACTCGAAGAGCGCCCGGTAGTAGTCCCCGCCGCCGCACTCCATGCACAGGTTCAGGATCTTCTGCTGCGCCCGCTCCGGCATCTCGCGGTAGAGGAGCGACGAGAAATAGATGTATCCCTGCCGCTCATAGCTCACCGGCACGCTCTTCTTGTATCGAAACATGTGCCCTTCTCCCTCCCCGCTCACGGCGTCAGAATCGGAAATGCTCTTTCATGCAGCGCCACAGGTTGCGCCACGGGTGCGCCATGCACCACTTGAGGCTCTTGTGGTAGTCCTCCTTGATGCTTTTCTCGGTCTTGATCGTGTGCAGCGCCGCGCACAGCAGCTCTTCCTTGCGCTTCGCGTTCGTCTCCGCCTCGCTCAGCTGCGCCCTGATGCTGTTCGTTTCTACCGCGGCCTTGCGCGCGTTCTCTTCCGCGGCCTTGAGCTCCACCATGCGCTCGCCAAGCTGCTTCGCCAGCTCGCGGCTTTCGTTCTTTGCCTTCTCGAGCGCCTTCATGTCCTCGCCGTGCGCCTCGAGCGCCTGGTCGCGCAGCGCCTTCTCTTCATCGATGCGGGTGCGCAGGATCGCCGCCGAATGGTTCGCACTCTTGTACAGCGCCGTCATCTCGTCCAGCGCTTTCTCGTTCGCCTCGAGCTTTTCCGTCAGCGCGCCGATCTCTCCACGCAGCTTTTCATTTTCCTCGGCCAGTTTTACGCCGTCCTTAAAATGTGCCGCCGCCTCGGCTTCCGCCGCTTCCTGCTTTTCCGCCGCTTCCTCGAGCATTTTGAGCATCTGCTCCTTCGTGTACTTCTTAATGTTGATTTTCTGCATCTCTCAGCCCTCCACGATCTGCCAGTCGTCGGCCAGCATGTCCGCCTGAGAGGCGAGCCAGCCGAGCTGCACGCCGCTCGTTCCGACAAAGGCAAGTGCTTTGTTGCCGATGGCCTCATGCTGCGCGTTGATGACCTCGTGCGCGGCGTTCTCGTAGCTGATGCGCTCCGCGAGCTCAACGTACTGGTTCTTTCCGTTCCAGCCGCGGCGGGCGATCTTCATGCCCTTCTTCGCCGCCTCGATGGCGAGACCGAAGCTCAGGCCGTCAGTCGGGCGATACGCCTCTTCGAAGACCCCCTGCGGGCTGAAGCTCTCGTACCCGTCCGCATAGCGCACCTTGTAGCCGTCCTCGACGGGCTCGTCCAGGCGGACCGGCGCGTCGGCGGTGGTAATCATGCCGTCCGCGTAGCGAAGCGCGGGCTCCGCCTCGATGAGTTTCGTTCCGATGTACTGTTTCATGGTTCTGTTTCCTTTCTTTTTTCGCCCGCAGGCGTGATTAAAAATGTAATTGCTCGTGCTCGCGCGGCCTTTCGACGAGGATCTTCACGACGCGCACGTCGCCGTAGCGCTCAAGATCCATCGCCGCGCGCTCCTTGAGCCCCTGCACGGCGCTCTCCGGCACGGCGGCCTGTAAGATGACTGTGACCTTCATGTCGCTTCACGCTCTTCTTTCCTGAGCGTTTCGATCGCCTTTGCGATCCCGCGCCAGACCGCCATGTCCGCCACCAAGCCGTCCGTGACGATCGCGCGCACGACCTCGCTGTTGACCTTTCCGCCCGTCGCCTTGCCGATGCGCACGGCCCAGCCCGCGCCCGTCCGCTCCTTGTAGCGCAGCAGCTCGTCGAAGATGACCTTCTTCTCCGCCGCGCCGCGTCCTTTGATGTTCGGCGCCGGTTTCTTTTCCTCCGCCGCTGTGCCCCGCGCTTTCTTCGCCGTCCAGCCGATGCGCTCGCTCTCCGGTGCTTCCTTCTCGCTGCTCGTTTCCTTCTCGCGCAGCTTCCCGGCCGTCAGGTCGAATTCCAGCTTGTCCATCGCGCGCTCGCCCGCCTGCTCGTCTTCGTGCCGCTCGGTCAGCGCCTTTCGCAGCAGCTTGTTCACTGCCCAGTCCGCGCAGAATGCGCAGAAGTCGAGCTTGATGATCTCGTTTCCGTGCTCGTCCGCCGCGCGCACCGTCGCGCCGCCGAGCTTGCTCGCGCCCGCGATTACCCGCCCGCACCGGTCGCAGAATGTCCGTACCACTGTCTATCCCTCCCTCGGTTCTCCGTAGCTGCAAAAATCGTTGCTGCCCACATTACGTCTATTGCTCGGTGCGTGCATATTGTGGCAGGTAAGCGTCCCCGGCTTCCCGTACCGCTGAGTGAGCTCAGACGGCAATGTGCTGTGCTTGCAACCCTTGCACCGCACCACCGGCGCAACGTCAGCGGCGGGAATCGCCTTTATATCGGCGCAGATATTCCAAGCTACCGTGTCTCCACAAAAATCACTTTTCCGCAGACACTCTTTATACTGTTCATCGCAAACAGCAACCGCAGCTTCACGCTTGATGTATTCATCCATTGTCAGAAGTCCTCATCACATACGCCACGCAGTTCTCAAGGTCATTCCCACAAAGACATGGCGCATATACGCACGAATCGCAAATTGTAAACATCTCAGTTAGTGTCATTGTCAGTCCTCCTGTTCCACGTATTCAAGCCGGCTCCGCAGCCGCCGGACCTTGCGTGCCCGCTGCTCCGCCACCGCGTCCTCGACCTCAAACTCGATCGCCATCTGGTCGAGCATGATCCCGACGTCGGCGATCTCTTCGGCGATGTTGGCGAGCGTGTTTCCGTCCACGCGCCCACGCAGGAATCGGCTCGTGAAACCGTGGACATTCTTCGCGCCATTGGCTGCGCTTGCCAAGCCAGTCGCCATCAAACCATTTGCACTCATCGCAGCAAAAGCAAATGTCCTCAACGTTTTTGACCTCACCCGGCGTAAAATAGTAAGATTCCAGCTCGCAATTATAGAGGCAAAAATTGCAGGCGCACCCATAGCAGCTCACTCCACCTCCGGCCCCTCGGGCAGCACCACCAGCCGCCCGTCCTTGTCGGCTTTCAACAGTTCCCGAATCCGTTCCGCCTTTGCCGTGTCATCGCTAAAGGCATCTTCGATAATGGCCTTTGCGTTTTCGCACTGTTCCGGCGTCAGCCCCGTGTTCTTGTATGCGAGCAAATCCTTTCTGATATTCGAATAATCCTCAATGAGCTGCTGCACCACGAACCGCTGCGTCATCGGCCACGCCGCGATCTGCTCTTGCAGCTTTTTCAGCGCCTCACCTGAAACCATCACGTCTCCTCCTTCTTTCTCCTCTCCAAGATGCTGAGGCAGTTCGGCTTCAGGTCTTGCCATACCGGCGATTCCGGGTCTCCCACGGCCATCATCATGCTTACCTTGAAGATCTCCGCCACCGCTTTGTCTCTGCGCGCAAGCATACTGTAGATCGCCGTGAGCAGGTAGGCCGATTCGGCGAGCAGGTCTTTCATCGACCCTTGGGCCGCCAGTTCCTTCACGTTTCCGTTCTCATTCTTGTAGCTGATCATGTTCTTTCCTCCACTTTTTTCAGCGCGCAGTACATCAGGCAGTTCTTCTTTGCCGTGTCGCGCAAAATTGCCGTATGGATTGCCTTGCCGCTCTTGTCGAATCGCAGCTCATAGCCCTCGGGGTAATATTCGATCCCGCCGTACAGCACCTTCGGCTTGTGATAGGTGAGCATCGCCGCGCTCACGCAGAGCTTCAGATAGTCGCTTCGCTTCATACCGCCTCACCCGCCTTTTCCTTGATGAGCTGCGCCAGCGCGTCCAGCGCGCGGTAGATCTTCGGCCTGCTTTCCTCGTCCAGCTCGTCCACAATCTCCGTCATGCGGTTCACGGTCTCCTGCGCCTGCCGAAACAGCACGCTGAATTCCGCGAGCACCTTGTTGTCCATCGCCGCCGCGCTCTTCTTCGTCTTTTCCAGCGTCTCGCGCAGGGCCGCGCGCTCGTCCTCGGCCTTTTTCAGCGCCTCCGCCGCGGCCGCCATCTCGGCCTTCGCCTTTTTCAGCTCGTCCCTGGCTTTTTTCAGTTCCTCGGCCTTCTTGCCGAGCGCTTCCGTCTTCTCCGCTTCCGCGTCCTTCTTCGCTTCCGCCACCGCCGCCGCGATCTGTTCCTCGCTCGCGTCCACGGTCTGCACCGCCACGTCCACGGGCTGCTCGCGCAGCGCCTTCAATTCCCGTTCCAGCTCCGCCGCGCGCTCCTGCGCGGCCAGCGCCGTGCCCTGCGCGTTTTCCACCTCGGCGCGGGCGGCGTCCGCCGCGTCCTGCGCCGCCTGCACCTTCGCGTTCGCTTCTTCCGTTTCCTTGCGCTGCGCTTCGAGTGCGCGCCGCGCCTCGTTGCGTTCCGCCTCGGCGATCTTCTGCTGCCGCACGGCCTCTTCAAGCTCGCGCTTGCTCATCTCCGCGACGCTCTTTTCCTCCCCGTTGACAAGGTGTTTTTCGCTTGCGAAATTCTCTCGCTCAGATGCCGGCAAAGCCAGTAATGCCAAGGCTTTCGAGGTTCCCAAATCCCCCACCAGTGAGGTATTTCCGTACTCCCTCGCAAGCTGCATAAATCGCTGTGCGCTCGTCTCCGAAAACTCCACTTTTTCGCTCAGCCACGGCAGCCATTCCCCGTGTTTGAGCTGCGCTTTTGCCTCCATCAGCCGCTTGCCGATCTCGATGACGGCCTGCCCGCCGACGCTCTTATAGAAGATGATCTCATCCGTGATGGTCGTAATGCTGCGCTCTTCTCCCGCTGCGCTCATCATCAGTTCTTCGCTCATGCTGTCCTTTCTCCTTTCGCCGGCAGGATAGGCCTGCCGCTTTTGTCTCTTCTGCTTCCGGCTTTCAGCCATGAGATCCACAGGTCAATGAACGCCCCGTGCCGCTCCTGCGGAGAGGCGATGCGCATCGCGCCCTTATACTCGTTTCTGTATCCGTGTATCTGCCGAATGTCGTTTCCCTTCGCGCCGCACATTTCTATTGTGATGTAACTGCGCTGCGGCGTCTTTTCTTTCCGTAGGAAGAGAATCGTCGCCGCGCCCACCATGTGGCGCTCTGCATATCCGCCCACGCAGTGGTGCAGCGTCTTGCCCCTCATTGATGATCTCGCGGTCGTCCTCCGGTACCACGATGGAAAGCCCCATCGCGGAAAAGCTGTACTTCTTTTTGAGCTTCTTGTACCGTTTTTCGTATGCCTTTCGCGCCGCCTCGTTTCTCTCGTAGTTGATCGTCTCGATGGCCGCATCGTGCGCGCCTCTCAGATTCTTCGGAAAGGCGACGTCCCGCCGCGTCAGGTCGTAGCCGAGCTTCTTCGCCGCATCGATGTAATCAAGCCACAGCCTCGCGTTCTTGTGCTGGTGTTTCTCGAGATACCGCGCCAGCACGAGCGGGCTTTCTCCAATTTCTCTGAGCGCCGCGCTGCATCGCTTCCGCTCGCCCTTGTCGCCGAGCCGATCTCGTGCCATCAGCGCCTGCTCCATCGTCACGCCGCCGCAGCGCATGACCTCCAGCGCCTCTAACTCGCGTCTTCCGATGCCCTCGGCAAGCAGCCGCTTCGCGCTTCCCTTGTCCAGCCGGAAGAAGGCCGGCATGCTCTTTGCCCGCCAATTCAGGGCGCGGCTGTTCATGTTCCCGTTGATGGCGTCCTCGATGATCTGCCCGCACCCCGCTTTTGTCAGCTGTTCAATGCGCGGATAGCGCGTCCAAAGCCCGAGGTAGGTCAAAAGCCCCATCGTGTTTTCCGCCGTGTCATCATCGTACAGGTTGAAATACTGTTCTGCCGCGCAGTATTTTAGTGGCGACTTCGCAATTTGATCCACCCCGTGCACGGCATAGTGCCCGCTGTATCGGCACAACCAGCTGCTGCATTCCGCGAACGGTTCCGTCACCGTCTTTTGTGCAATGAGCGTCGGCGATACTCTCTCGATCTCATCGCTCCATACCCATCTTCTCGTCCATTTCTGGCACTTGCCCGGTGCGAAGTAGTAAGCCGCCTTCACGTCTCCTTCTGCATCGTTCGATTTGTAGCGCCCGTGGTGTTTCCATGCTGTCAGTGCGATCGCGCGCAGCGCGCCGTCGATCACGCGCAGCAGCACGACCTGCCGGTGCTCGTCCAGTGCTGGGCCGCCTCGCAGCCTGCCTCGCGCATATACCGTCACGCCCGCCCCGCAATCCGGACACAAAACGCAAGAGCGCTCCTTTGCGCCAGTTTCTTTCTTGAAATCCCTCCACTCGCGTGCGGTCCACCATACCTTCCTCCCGCAGCGCGTACATTCCGTGCTCACACCGTCCCGCCCCATTTCGTCCTGCTCATGCTCGAAAAAGAGGTAACCGGTGAAGCACCGCTCAATGAATTCCTGTTCTTCTCTCGTGTAGAGGAATGGGGCTTCCAGCGCCGCCTTCCGCTCTTCTTCTGTCAGATTCCCGCGCATACGCTCACCTCACAAAAAATCCGACAGGTCGAGCGTCTTCTTCTGTGCCGGACGCGGCGCTTCCGCGACCGCCTCCGGGCACAGATCGATCTCCATGCGAAAGTGAACGTCCGCCCCATTGAAGTAGAAGCGGACCGCCTTGCGATAGGCCTCAAGATCGGAGATGCTGTCCACGACGCCCTTTGCGACCGCTGCCATACACTCCTTGAAGCTGCCGCCCTGAGCGACCGCCTGCGCGAACTCTGCGTCCTGTCTGCAAAAGTCTGTCAGTGCCTCGCGCACGCTTGGCGCCATTGCGCTCTCTCTTTTTCCGCTCACATTCTCCGTGAGCTTGTTCAGTGCCTGATCTAAAAACTCGTTCATCTTGTGTTTCTTCCTTGCCTGTGCTATAATGACAGACAAGGAAAACTCCTTTCCAGTCGTTTTCCTCTGGCGGTTGACCGGCTCCATCGGTCAGCCGCCCTTTTTATTTTCCTTCATACCCTTACCCTCGCGCGCACCGCCCAGTCCGGCATGGCGCTTTTGGCCCTCGTCCGCGTGTCCGGCTCGTAGAGCGGGCAGCGCAGCACGCGGTAGCTTTCCATGGCGTAGTAGTAGGTCGAATAGCCCTCGAGCTTGTGTCCCTGCCTTCGGCTGCTCGTCCCGCGCACCACTGTCTTTTCCGCCTCCCACCCTTCCACGGGCTCGAAGCGCACCTCATGTGTCTTGGGGTCTCTCGCCGTCCATGAGCACCCGCCGCACGCCCGCCGGCATGACCAGCAGAGCGTCGGCCGGTGGTTCTTGTTGCAGAACTTGTCCTCCTTCATCTGTTTACTCCTGCGTCATCTCAACGGCGATCTTCGATAGGACGGATACAATGACCCATTCCGCCGCCGTCGCAGCGCCGGCGCGCGTCAGCTCGTTTGCAAGCGCTCTGTATGCGTCGTCGTTCTGGTCCTTGATGGCGTCCCACATTTCTTTGTGGACTTTTTCGACGTCGCCTGCCATCTTCTTCGCGCGCTCAAGGTGCCCCTTGATCTCGGCCCAGCTCTCATTGTCGCTGGCGAATCCGCGCCCACGCTCCTGCACCGTGCTTTCCAGCAGCTCCGCCGCCGTGTGTTCCAGATTTCCTAATAACTGCCCGTTCGGTGATAAGTTGCTCATTTGATCCTCCTTTTCTTTCTCGGCTCGTCCAGCTTCAGCACCAGCGTCATGCCCCGATAGGTGAGCCATGCCGCGCCGATCACGGCCAGCCACGTCACGTCCGGCTCTTCCGCCGCCGCTGCCATCGCCTCCGCCTCGGCTGCCAGGCAGTCCGGCGACAGCAGGCACAGCAGCAGCACCGCGATCCACAGCAGTACCGCCAGCCGCAGCAGCGTCTGCGCGCGCCGCAGCGCCCGCTCCTCTCTCGTGCGTCGGTCTCTCTTTTGCATTTCTTCCCTCTCTTTCTGCAAAGGTGTTTTCCTTGCCTCTTATTGTTTCACGTGGAATTTTGCCTTTCCGCGGCACAGCTCGTTCAGGTAGGTCACGCGCAGCCATGTGCCCAGCTTCTCGCGCTGCTCGTCGCTGAGCGTGTCCACGTCCACCTCTCCGCCGTCCGCCGTCTTGACGTAGGCCTTTACGATGATCGGCTCCTGTTTCCGCTTCCCCATGCCCGCACGCTCCTTTCTTTCAGAATCTATGTCGCCCCGGTTTGTCCGCTTGCCCCGCTCCCGCCGCCGTGCTATACTGGCGGCGAAAGGAGGTGAAAATATGTCATCTGTTCAGAATTTTGTTCCCAACGAAGCCGACAAGCTCTACTCTCATTTTGAGCAGACGCTCGCTTGTGCCTGGGCGCAGGCTCATTTGTCTGACTTCATGCGCAGGAACCCGAATGCTCCCGCCGCTGAGCGGAAGCAGATCTTTTTAGATGCGCTCGAGGGCGGCCTTGGCATCGCTCTCGAACTCCGTCACGGCGATGCGTGATCTATCCATCGCTTTCTGATACGCTTTTTGAGCCAGCACACACGCCGTGCTCAATTCTTCCATGCTTGCCCCTTGCTTTGCCGCTGCTTCCACCAGCGTCATGGCGAGGGGCTTTGCGTTTGGCTGCGTTCGCGCAATAGGTGCGAACAAGATGTCGTCCATTCGCGTCACCTCTCCTTTCCCCTTGCCTCAGCCTTTCGGCTCGCAAGTGTTCTCTACTTTAAGTAGACTGCTTGGCAAAAAAAATAGAATCAAAGCTAATGCCTGTGATTTCCGCGATCTTCTGCCCTTGCAGAATGGTCGCGGATTCCGGCTTAGCCTCAATTCTTCTGTATGTGTCTCTGTTAACGCCGAGTTTTTCCGCCATCTGAACCTGCGTATAACCAGCCATCTGTCTTGCCTGTTTCACCGAGAAAGTCATGTCTGCACCCCCTTTCTGCCATCACTATAATCTACTATAAGTAGAATGTCAAGAACTATTTGTAGAATTATTTGATTTTGATGTTGATTTTTTTCTACTTTCAGTGTATGCTACCCTCAACAAGTGGAGGTGATTTTTATGCCTATTGGTGAGAATATCAAGCGTTTGCGCGAATCGCGCGGACTTACGCAGGCGCAGCTCGGCGCCATTGCCGGCGTGTCTGATAAAGCAGTTTCGACTTGGGAATCCGGCACTCGTGAGCCTCGTATGGGCGCGATTGAGAAGATCTCTTTGCACTTCGGCGTTCCGAAGAGCGACATTCTTTTTGGCAGTGAAGAGTTGATAGAAAAAACCGCCGACCCGAAGGTCGACGGTCTTTCCCCATTGGAAGCGCGCTTGATGGAATTGGTTCGCCGGCTTACCGACGATCAGAAGAAGATGCTTCTGGCTCAGATAGAGCTGTTGCTAAGTAAACAAGAATAGCTTCCTGATTCTCAGGGTTCAGTCTACGGAACTTTTCAAGGATCTCTTGATCGAGTCGGTCGGGCATGGTTTGCCTCTCTTTCCTCTCAGAAACTTCCGATGATAAAATTTCGGCGCCGCGCATCAGTATATACCATTCCGTCCCGCCCCGCCACTGGTAAAAATTCCCAGCAAAGGAGTGACCTTTTATGACCCCGCCGAAAGGCTTTACTTCTCCCGTCCCCGCGCCGCTGCCTGATCTTCGCATCGCCGCGGCCTATATCCGCGTCTCCACCGACGAGCAGGTGGAGCTCTCTCCCGCCTCGCAGCTCGTCGAGATCCGCAAATGGGCCGCGCGCAACGGCTATATCGTGCCGGACGAATTTGTTTTCATGGACGAGGGCATTTCCGGCCGCGGCGTGAAAAAGCGCGACGAGTTCCGCCGCATGATCGGCGTCGCCAAGTCGAAGCCCAAGCCCTTTGACGCGATCCTGCTTTGGAAGTTTTCGCGCTTCGCCCGCAACCGTGACGATGCGGTCATGTATAAGTCTATCCTGCGCAAGCAGCTCGGCATTGATGTCATCTCGATCTCCGAGCCGGTGGCCGAGGGCGGCATGGGCCTCATCACCGAGGCGCTCATCGAGGCGATGGACGAATACTACAGCATCAACCTCGCCCAGGAGGTCAAGCGCGGCATGGAAGAGAAGCACCGTCGCGGCGAGGTGCAGTGCGCTCCGCCGTATGGCTACGGTCTCAAGGATCATGTGTACGTGCCGAAGCCGCCCGAGGACGACTATGTGCGGGAGATCTTCCGCCGCTATCTCGCGGGCGAAGGTTTCTTCCCCCTTGCCCGTTGGCTGAACAGCTGCGGGCAGCGCACGCACCGCGGCGGCAAATTTGAGAACCGTACCGTTGAGTATATCCTGCGCAACCCCGTCTACATCGGCAAACTCCGCTGGAACCCGGCCGGTCGCACCCGCCGCGACTATGCGAACGAAAACGTTGTCCTTTCCGACGGCAAGCACGTCCCTCTGATCGACGAAGAGACCTTCAACGCCGTCCAGCGCCGCATCGACGAGCAAAAACTTCTCTACCCGAAGTATTCCCGCCAGTCCTGGACACAAAAGCATTGGGTTTCCGGCCTCGTCCATTGCGCCGCCTGCGGCGGCTCCCTCGTCGTGAATACACCCGAGCATCTGGTGTGTAAAAATTATATTCACGGCTCCTGCCTTGTCCGGCAGTCGATCCGGCGCGACGTGCTGGAGGACGCGCTGCTTTCCCGTTTCCGTGAGGACGCCGCGCGCGGCTCCTCTCCCGAGTTCGAGGTGGTTCGCTCCGGCGACAATGGCGTGTCCGCCATGGCCGCGCTGGAAGCGTCCCGCGATTCCGCTGTCCGTATGCTCGACCGTCTGCGCGATGCCTACCTTACCGGAGCCGATACCGTGGAAGAGTACAAGGCGAGCAAGGCTGCCGTGCAGCAGCGCATCGCCGATCTTGACGCGCAGATCGCCGCCATGCAGAAAGAGGATAGGGCCGCCGCCGATCCGAAGCTGCTGCGCTCCGCTCTCCGCGCCGTGGTAAAGACGCTTCAATCGTCCGACGCCACCGTCGCCGAAAAGAACGCCGCCGTCCGCAGCGTTGCCGAAAATATCACATGGAACAAAGCCGCCAACACCCTGACCGTCCACTACCGCCTCGTCCTTTAGCCTGCCTATTTTATGGTTAATTGGTATTAGGTGGCCCAGACGGAGAATTGGGTGCATCGCTGCGCTATCTTTCCCAGCGCTACTCCATGCCCTACCCCGAACTCAAGGGACTGCTGACCGACATCGGTACAGAGGAGCTGGGACATCTTGAGATGGTTGGCACCATCGTCCACCAGCTCACGCGCAATCTGACGGAGGAGCAGATCCGCGAGGCGGGCTTCGCCCCCTATTTTGTCGACCACACGGCCGGCGTTTTCCCACAGTTTGCTTCCGGCACGCCGTGGTCCGCCGGTACCATGCAGGTCACGGGCGACACCATCGCCGACCTGACAGAGGACCTTGCAGCAGAGCAGAAAGCGCGCGTGACCTACGACAACATTCTCCGCCTTTCCGATGATCCGGACGTCAGCGATGTCATCAAGTTCCTGCGTGCGCGTGAGGTCGTGCACTTCCAGCGCTTCGGCGAAGCAAAGCGTACAAGATGAAACAGAATGAAAAGAACTGCTGACATAAAAGACATCCAAGACCAAAACTTCTCGGATGTCTTTTTTATTAGGATTTAATTATGATGACATCCAGTCGATCCCCACAACACCTTGCAATACGCACGGCGGTCTAATTTCAAATACTTGGCAAGGCGCATGTATTGAAGCATATGCCATTGCCCAAATGCGCGTGGGAAAAGATAGCTAACGTGTTGGGCGATCTCCTTAAGTTCCTCTGGTACCTCAGCGCTAAAGACGCAAGTGCCATTATGGCCCCTTCCATTGCGCACGTCTTCCGCATCAAAAAACGCTTCGCCTGCATTCTTATAGATCTGCCGGAGCATGTCGAGGACATCATCGCGAGTATAAATTGGGCAAGACAAAAACAGCGGATTTTCCGAGAATTCTTGAAAAGAAACAAACGAATCGCAGCTATCTTCTGCGTGATAAGTATTATGGGTGGCAGAAAGTAGATCCATCTTTTCCCGAAATGTCTTTGGCTTCTGTTTGAATAACACGTTGTATTCGCCCTGCTCCAGAACCAATGTGTTGAGGATGTCTTGGCAGGAAACATCATAGAGTTCTTCTGGCGTTATGTCATCAGCCAGAGCGCCGGTTTCCCATTGCACTTTGTCGAGTACATCCAAGAGGTTGAGTCTTAAAAGTAAAATCTTCTTAAGGTTTTCTCTTTCAAAAAGGTGCCAATCGTAGCATAGGCACTCCTTGCCGTCCTGAGTTATGCCGACAAATTCTTGATAATCTGCAAGGCCCTTCCCAGCGGGGAGAATGACCATGCCAGATACTTCCAACTGGTCGCTGTTTTGCCAGCCGAGCAATGCCGTATGCCGATGCTGCCCCGCATAATGCCGTTCAATGACTTTGCGGGCAAGGGGAATCACGCGTGAGGTCATCCGATACTCGAAAGTCATTTCAGAGGAAGCCTTCCACACATATTCCTCCCGCAGCGAAAAACCATCTCTACGCAGGGCAGATCTGCAGTGTGGGCAATTTCTTTCGGGCAGATCCAATCCGACAACTGCCTGTGATTCTTCGTGATAATAGCCGCAGTTGGGACAGTAATAGTGTGCCGGCATAGGATTCAGTTCGTGGTCACCTAATAGATAGATCAGGATCGAATTGGTTATCGTCCCTGCAAGATATAATTTCCCGCAGGTTCGCTTGGCTGCATCGCTAAGTTCCTTAAACAGCAGAAAATCGTCATGGCAATCCGGCTTTTCTGACAAGTAATCGATTTCTTGTTCAAACCGTTGGGATACCTCATTCGGAATGCCTGCCGGATATAGTTCATGTAGCGCGTCTTCACAGCAATTACGCAGATATTGTACTGAGCGATTTTTCATGGTGCTTACCTCCGCGGTTCTAAATTTGTTTAAGCTATTACGGTGTATCCTGCAAATCTGTTATTCCCCGCAAAAATTTTCCGTCATACGAAGGAGACTGCTAAGGTTTTTCGCTTTTAAGATGTCCGCCTTAGTGATCATACCACTGTCCTCGTGCTGTAGGACAAGAGACTTCCCATATTGCTCAAGAGATATATTTTTTGCCAAAAAACGCTCGCCTTGAAGCGTGGCCTCGATATCGGGGTGAGCAGTCAGCTCAAATACAATCGCGCTGTGGTCGTCGTGATCGCAAAAGGCAAGCTGCATGGGAAAGGTATCGGAGGAATTATCCTTGTCTGGCGCAGCGAGGAAGATGCTGCCGTTCTGATAATCACAGAGATAATGATACGGATAGTCGAAGTTCGTACTTATAGTCTTATCTGTTTCAAGATCGATCAAAGAGTATTGTTGATCATCATTCAAAGAGTATCGCTGACTATTGCCGGTCAACGCATAACCGTGGGTGATCTCTAACTGCTTGAAAGTGTCGGAGGCTCGACCTGTTTTGGGATTATAGAAGGATTTTTCATTATTATCATAATATTGCTTTATCACAATACTGGATCGATCCATCCAGGCAAGACCGGAATAAGGCCCGTATCCAATATCTTCTGCGCGGATATCATAATTTTTCGTAAGGAAAAGTCTCTTTAACCAGTGTTGATGTCTTTGAAACAGACAGAATATACCGCATCCAAGATAAATGTGCTGATTTATTTGGTGCTTTGCAGCCTCCTGCGCGTCCTCGATGGGGGCGTCTTTTGACAAGGCTATATTCAATATTTTTTCAAAGTAACTTTGCGCGTGTCGGCAAACGATTGAGTATTCTTTTTCTCCGTCAGAAAAAGTCCATCGGTAGAATGGCCGCCACCACGCGTATGAGTCGGTAGAGAAACCCAACTCTTCGCAGGTACCCAGGTAATCAATGCGAACCATACTCATAATCATTTTCCTCCTCCGTATTTATCTGATATCAAATGGGTTTATGCCTATTTGGTATACTTGTTCTTTCCAAGGCTCTCAATGATCTCCTCCCGCAGCCACGCAGGCTCTACGACCTCCACATACGGCAGGTATTGCAGCGCCCAGAATTTGACGCCGCGCGGCGGCGCGGTAAAGCTGGCGGTAAAGGTGTTTTCGTCGCGTTCACGGATCTGCACCTCTGTGCCAAAGCGGTCAATCACATCGTCCAAGATGGCTCGGTCACAGTACATGACGATGCGCTCCGGCGCGCCGACATAGGCATAGACAGCATTTTGTGCCTCCTGACGGGCGACAGCCTCGCTGCGAGGATCATCCAAAATTTGAATATCCTTCATGCGGTCAATGCGGTAAAGACGCGTATTTGGCGCGTGGTCAGGAACACAAATGAGGTAATACCGCTCATTCATGTAAACCATTTCGTAGGGGCTGAGCGTATAGGTCTTTGTCTCGTGCTGTTTTTTATCCAGCCCGTAGTGGAGATAGCCGAGCCGGACTTTTTTCTTCTGCGCGATCGCCTCGTCCAACTGCTCGATGTTCCAGAATACCTGCCGGTTGTCGGTCTTGCGGTCCTGCCGCGATATGGTCAGATAGCGATAACGCTTCCGTTGGTGGACGCTAAGCTGCTTTTGCAGCTTCTGGACAAGCTGCTCGGTCTGCTTTGCAGGGATGAACGGGAA